GTTAATGTGTTAAGACGATCACGGAGCATCACTGCTTTGATGAACAGTAGGCCAAGTGCGCCCCAACAAAACATCACCATGTCTACAGGTGGCATCTTGTCTGTTAGCCCTGCCATCGCAGCCAACAGTGTTGGAATAATACTAAAGTGGATGAACATTGCAGCCATCCATCCTAGTGTTTCAGCACTGATTGTTACAACATGCTCTTTGATCCAAACTGTTACATCAGCTCGGACTGTGTCAAGTGTGATTTTTTTCATGAAGATCCTTTAGCAGAACGGTTGGAATAAAATATGTGACGACCAATCTTGGCAACTTTTTCTTTGCCCCAGCCTGGATTCACATAGTCAGCGTGATAATACATGGCTGTCTTCAATCCGTCAAGTCTAAAGTTTTCCAGTAGAACTTTTTTAGCCACGGCCATACTTTCGTTATAGGCAGCAGGATACATTGGCTTTATCTTACCGGGCTGTTCACAGTACCAGCTGAACTGGCAGATCACCCTTGAGTAAATAACGCTTTTCTGATAGATCACGCCACAGATGTCGCTAGGAAAGTCACCGCTGTTGGCACGGTTGATTGTTACTTGTGCCACAGCAACTTTTCCTTCGAAGCTTTCATAACCTGCTTCGTAATAGATATTTTTAGCCAAGCATGCCAGCTGACGCTCGCGAGTGGCGGTTGTTACATAACTAATTTCGGTCATGTTATTTGCGTTGCGCAGATGTTGCATTTTTGCCTGGGTAACTTTAGTTACCATGATAATGCAAAAAATAAATGCTACGCTTCCGATTATTAATTTCGTTGCAATTGGAATATACTTTTTCCAAAGTTCATTGGTTAGAGTCATTTTGTTTCTCCTTAGTTTCAGATGGTAGTGATATTTAAGAACACAGGATCATGTTAATAGTACACTATAAGTCTGGCTGTGTCAACTTAAATACGGCTTATGCTCATAATACAAGCCGTTAATGGCAATTATACTGGGTTATAACTGCCAATAAGTGTTATGTTTATGCCACGGGATAACCACGGCTCACATAATATTGATTGTTGTATCCATAAAGTTCTGCATTTCGAATCGCATCACTTTCAATTAATTGTTGAGCTCTTGCATCAGCAATCACATTTTCTCGTTGTTGGATCGTCAACGTTGTTTGCCCAGATTCAAATTGATATTTTTTTGCATTGGAAGCAACATCAGGAATTCCAATATTTTTAGTACCAATTGTTTGAAGTATACTGTCATTTTGTCCTTGTATCAAGCAGGCCTTTACTGCTTCGCCATACCTGTCAGCAGTTGTCATGTCAATCAACATATTTTTAATTCCAGAATTGTGATAGTCTACTCCAAAATTTGGAAAACTGATAATGGTTGTTATGATACTATTGTTTCCTGGCACAGTTGAGTATATGTCTAGTCCAGTTTTACTACAGTTAACGATTTCCAGTTCAATTTGATCAATACAGTTTGATATTGCAATGTTAGTTGACGCAATGTTTTGTTTATAGTCTGCAACAGCGGCCAGTGAATCAATTGCGGCTATCAACGCAGATTCTTCTGCTGTGGCACTTAGATCTGCGGCATACTTATCGTACACTGCATCGACAGCTGATATCAATGCCAATCCTTCAGTGGTTGACGAAAGTTTAGATGCAATCAATGCTATAGTGTCCAGAGAATCTAAATGCACATACCCCGACGGAGTTCCAATTAATTCTTGTATTTTACACGAAGAAAAATCTCCCGTACCAGATGGCACCGAGTTTCGAATAACTGCTATATCAGCTGTTGGCACTGGTCTGGTTAGATTTGCTAAATTGTCATGTTCAGGAACATTAATTTTTAGCAGGGCGTCGAACAATGCATCCGTTGTTGCATATGATATATTCAATGACAACAATTGTTGACCAAGTTGATACAATGTTCCGTAAGGAATTGCATCAACTGCATTGGCTGGCATAACTTTATTTGCTTTTAAGAAATCCCCGGCATTGGCAATACCCCTACCCCCACCCCCTACATTTGCTGCGTCTAATCCAGTAGCGGTAATTACCCTGTTAAGAAATCTTGGGTCTGTGACCTTGGTCAACAGATCAGTCAATACAGTTTGATTGGCCGTATCAATATTTGTAAGAGTAATTCCTTCGCTGAGTAATGCTTCAATGAAATCTGCATCTTTTGTGCCTTCACGCCCACTATATCTATTTGACAGCAGACCTTGTGCATACAAACTTTTTATCAGTCCAGCCGGTGTTCCCAGCGTCGACAAGTCAAATAAATTATACAGTGTGCCAAGACGGCGCATTCCTTGGCTTAATGCACGAATACTGCGCTCAACATCCTTGGCATCAGTTGTTATGGTTCCGCCTGATCCAACTCCAGCACTATAAAGTCCACTGGCTCGTCTATAATTTTCAGAATTTTTAGCCAATGGACCAAATTTGCTTGAAAGTCCACCTGTAGCTAAATCAATATGTTTCGTAACATCAGGGTTCACGCTGGAAAATGATGCTCCATCATAAGAGTATACTGCTCCGAGCACATCACGTGACATTCGACAATCGGAATCAGCTCTTGACAAAATGCCAAGGTATCCATTTACGCCTCGTAGGAAAAACTGATTGGCTCTTGTGCGTATGCTTTCTGTAATGTCAACTGCTGTTATAGAAGCAGACAAACTGGTGTAAGTCACTGGTGCGACCCCGCAAATTCCAGGCAATGTGGTTCTCATTGAATCAAGCACCAGCGATGCTACATTTGGATGCACCGCAACTCTTCGGAGTTTACCAGTGATTACTACTGTGTTTTGCATGTTGTTTAATTGTGCTACCAATCTTGTGCTCACACCTAGTCCGGTGTTTTGCAACAACCCACTGATAGCAATCAATTGAACAGCTGAATAACTCATGTTAGTTTATAATCACATTAGGACTGCCTGTTGCTGGGTGGCCACATGTGGCGTTATCCCCGGCTCGACTGGCAGGTATACCATTTACAATAACGTTGGGACTGCCTTCTGCCATCTTTGGTGCGGCATGCGGCGGCAGGTCATGTCCTTGCACCGCATCACCAATTCGTGCTTGAGGAGTACCATTTGTGATCACATTAGGTGATCCAGCAACAATGGTGCCGCCTGCTGTGTCTTGTCCTTGTCGTGCGGCGCCTGGCATATTAAATCACCAGTCCTGCAGGCGCTGTTGCAATACCTGTTGTTGTTTGGAGATAGTAGTCTTTTATTTCTTTTACCACCATGGCATGCATCAGCACATGAGTAGCACTGAGATGAACATCTTTGCTCAACTCAGCAGTGAACAAACTCTGCATCATGCCTATGCCTTTCGGACTAGGAACCACTGTGCAAGGCTTGCTTACTACATATTCCATCGGTGTGACTTCTACAATTTTGGCCACACATTCATCACCGTTGACCAATTTGAAGGCAACGATATCACCGGCTGTATAGGCTGTTTTTGAAATTAACATTTTATCCTCTTAGGGTTTCAAAAAATTCAGCTGGCTGTTTTGCCAAGCCTTGGTAACCACCCTCGACCAGTAGTTTACCGTCTTTGTATAATTGTGGCACTGTACGGTGCCCTTCTGCTAGAACAAAATCTTTTGCAGATGCATCTTCGTCAATCTTGATTTCAGTGTAGTCAACACCTTTGAGTTTTAGTAGGTTTTTGGCCTGTACGCAGAATGGGCAATTATTTTTCGAATATACTGTGATCATTTATAAACTGAATCCTTTGAAAGTGTTAGAGTCAACGTCCTGCTTGGTACCGCCAACCACATAACTACTTATCTCAGTTTCCTGGGGTGCCACTTGAACTTCAGCACCTGCAATCCATTTAGCGGTCCATGGCAAAGGATTTGATCCTGTCTTGATGCCACACTTCAAACCAACCGCGGTCATACGCTTGCAAGTCAACCAATCAACATAGTCACACAACAACTGTTCGTTCAGGCCAATCATGCTTCCGTCCTTGAACAGATAGTGTGCCCATGCACGTTCTTGTGCGGCCGCACGTAGGAACATTTCTTCACATTCAGCTTTGGTTTCTTCCTTGATAGTCACATAGTCAGGATCATCTTGAGGCAAGAGTTTAAGCAAGGTCTGTGTTGATCCTAGATGTACATTTTCATCACGAGCAATCAATTTAATAATTTTAGCATTGCCTTCCATCTTCTTGAGTTCAGCAAATGCCCAGGAGCAGGCAAAGCTCACATAGAAGCGAATACCTTCAAGGGCGTTTACGGAGTTAAGAC